GATTTACGTTTTTTAGATCCGAGTAATGCAGTAATTGGATTAAAGGCAAAAGGCCCCGCCAAATTTGATAAGACTGGTTTTGTTGTCCGCCAATAATTCCCATTCATTCCCCTTTTAGGCCGTCATTCGACGGCCTTTTTTATTGCCTTAAATAAGGCCCCGAGGGCCGCGACCTTTTCCCTAAAAGTTTTTGGCCCAATCCTTGGGCCGTGAACGCTGGCCAATGGATCGTAGGCCCAATGGATCGTAGGCCCAGTGGATCGTAGGCCCAGTGGATCGTAGGCCCCGTTCTTAGGTTTGTATGCGTATAAATATGCTTCCAGTACGTCAAAAAGTCACGAACAAAATGTTAGCCGATACCTGGGGGTAATAAACCGTTGATTTTAAAAAATATTTTTTAGTGCTGCCGCTTGTAAACCATTGATTTTAAAAAGATAGTTCAGGGACTCCGGCCCAATAGAGGCTAAACCGTTGATTTTAAAGCAGAATTTACGCCAAAACCTCCACGCGCCACGCCTGTGTGGGGGACGCGTATAGGTGCATGTTTCTCGCAAATATTCCTGTGAAAAAACGAATAAGGCCATATATTAGCTGTCCGATAAACTCTTACTTTTGACACGCGAGTTCTTTTATTGTATTTTTGTACCATTTAAACCTCACCGTGAGCCGTGTATGCCGTTACAAAGTCGATATGTAGTTCCTGTCTCCACCAAGGACAAGGTGCCGTTGAAAAGGAATCGTAAGCCCCGAGCCGCGAAGAAGCTAACGCGAAAGCAGGAGTTGTTTATTCGGGAGTTAGTAACGAAGGATGGTCAGATCACGTTGCGTGATGCGGCGATCAATGCGGGTTATTCTCCGAAATCGGCCCATGCGATGGCGTATGAGTTGTTGAATCCAGAGATCACGCCTCATGTAGCAGCGGAGTATCAGCGTTTTAAGAAGGAAGTAGACAGTCGGTACGCGATCCGTTATGACCGTCATTTACGCGATATGCAGTTAATTCGTGATCGGGCGTTGGAGGATGGTGCGTATTCAGCGGCGGTGATGGCGGAGTATCGTCGTGGTCAAGCGGCGGGGGATATTTATATTAATAAGAGTGAGATTCGTCATGGGACGATAGATTCGATGAGTAAGGAAGAAGTTCAACGTGCGTTAGAGGAGATAAAGAACAGTTATGCTATCGATATCACGCCTACTGAAGGAGGAGAAGAAGCGGGAGCTTCGGTACAAGGAGATGGTAAAGAGCAAGATAAACTCCCCGAAGTCCTCGAAGGAGAACGGGTTGTGGAGACAGTTTCGGGAGCAGTCGAGGAAGTTGAGGAATTGGAAGCTGACTCGGTTAGAGACGTGGGCCACGCCGGGAGTTCCTGATGTATTGTTGTTAGATGAAGCGGGTTGTTTTCATTTAGTTGAGTTAAAGTTTACGGATGGGAATGCGGTATCTTTGCGTCCGCATCAGGTAAGTTTTTTAAGTACGCACAAGTCGGGGAAGGTTTGGTTGTTGGTCAAGCAACAACGTCCGAGTCAGAGGGACTATCGGTTGTATCTTTATGGTGGGGATTCGGCGGTAAGTGTTGCTATGGATGGTTTGCAGACAGGGCCAAGATGTCTTTTAGAAGGTCCGATAGATTGGGAGAAACTGTTTGAAGAGATTAGCCCCCCAAAAAAATTTTAAAAATTTAGACGTATGATATACGATAATATAAGGTATGGACGCAATATAGGGCATGGACGCAACGACGGTTAGTGAGAGGCGCATGAAGCTTGAACTGCGGTTAGCGCAGCTTGAGCGGGTGGAGAAGTGTCAGCGGGGTTTTTTGTCGTTTGTGAAGTCGATGTGGCCTGAGTTTATTGTGGGCAAGCATCACCGGATTATTGCGGATAAGCTCGAGCGCATTGCTAGTGGAGAGTTACGGCGGTTGATTATTAATATGCCGCCACGTCATACCAAGTCGGAGTTTGCTAGTTTTTTGTTTCCGGCGTGGATGATTGGTAAGAATCCTAATATGAAGATTATTCAGGCGACGCACACCACGGAGCTTGCGGTAAATTTTGGTCGCAAGACGAAGAATTTGATTGAGCGCGAGGATTATCAGGAGATTTTTAGCACCCGGTTGGCGGCTGATTCCAAAGCATCGGGGCGGTGGGACACGGACCGTGGTGGGATGTATTATGCTGTGGGTGTGGGGTCGAACTTAGCGGGACGTGGTGGTGATTTAATTATTATTGACGATCCGCATTCAGAACAGACGGCGATGAGCAATAACGGGTTTGACGATGCGTGGGATTGGTACACGGGTGGTCCTCGGCAGCGATTGCAGCCCGGCGGTGCGATTATTTTGGTGATGACTCGTTGGTCGGAGAAGGATATGACGGGGCAGTTAATTCGTGCTCAAGCCAAGGATGGCACGGCGGACCAGTGGGAAGTGGTGGAGTTACCTGCCATTATGCCTTCGGGCAAGGCGTGTTGGCCTGAATATTGGCCTTTGGAGGATTTGGAGACGGTTAAGGCTTCGATTCCGCCGAGCAAGTGGAACGCTCAGTATCAACAGCATCCGACGGGGGAAGAGAGTTCGATTTTAAAGCGCGAGTGGTGGAAGCGTTGGGAAAAAACCAGTATTCCTTCTTTGGAGTACGTTATTCAGAGTTATGATACGGCGTTTAGTAAGCGGGAGACGGCAGATTATTCAGCGATTACCACATGGGGAGTGTTTCGTCCGAATGAAGCGGGGCAGGCGGGGCTAATTTTGTTAGATTCTAAAAAAGGACGGTGGGATTTTCCTGAATTAAAGCAAATTGCGTTGGATTCGTACAAGTTTTGGGAGCCGGAGACCGTGATTATTGAGGCAAAAGCCAGTGGAATGCCCTTGACCCACGAACTACGGAACATGGGGATTCCGGTGGTAAATTTTACCCCGAGTCGGGGTACGGATAAGTTATCGAGGGTGCATAGTGTTTCCCCGTTGTTTGAAAGCGGGATGATTTGGGCACCGGATCAGAAATGGGCGGACGAATTGATTGAAGAATGTGCGGCTTTTCCGAATGGGGAGTATGACGACCTTGTGGATAGCACGACGCAGGCTTTGATGCGGTATCGTCAGGGCAATTTTGTGCAGTTGCCGTCAGACGATTGGGACGATTCGCAGCCCAGTTACCAACCTGCACAGTATTATGGGTAATTTATGAAGACGATTGTTCATGTAAACCAGCACGTTATTAAAAAAAATTTAAAAACAGGGGATCGAAAGCCTGTTTTGACGGTAAAGACGTATAAATCGAATCAATATGCTCACGAAGTGAGTATCAAAGGTGACAGTAAAGTGGTATATTCTCCAGATAAGCCGTTAAGTTGCGGGGCGCGGGTCTGGATTGAAACTCAGTCCCCCGTAGAGATAGTTAGCTAAAAGGAGAAAGTATGCCTAAAAATCAGTATACGACGAAACAAAGGAAGTTAGCTGCGCTTGCCGAACCACGGGACAAAATTACACGAGCAGACATTATTGCCGGGGCCAAAATAAACAAGAAGAAAAATAAAGTTAAAAAGAAGAAAACAAGGGTAACATGAACGAAGACGAGGCTCTTAATACCGGAATAGGCAGTATTTTTTCTTCAGATTTTGAAGACACGATAAGGTTTTCTGCATTGCCGTCTCCCACGGGTAGAGCGATTTATGGCGATCAACCAACTTTTATGGAAAAGTTGGTAAACAGATTTGATTACCCTACAGTAAAAAGTAACCGATTTAAGTTTGACATTATACCTCCGGGAACCCCTCCTGAAGGGTTCGATTATTTGCCGAATTTTGAAGAAGTTTTAGATGCTCGAAAGCATATGATAGGTAGTGCGTTAGCAAATAAACAGGTTGGAGGAACTTCTTCAAAGATTTTGGGGTATTTGAGAGAGGGTTTAGATCTTTTTAAGATGGGGACAATAGGCACTCCCGAAGATAAAAAGAGAGATTTTGATATGGACATTCGGAACAATGCCGTAGGGCGTATGCTTTTTAAGAAAGCGGGAATTGACGCTACGAATCGTGAGATTATTAATATGGTGGATGAAAAGATATTTGAGCAAATAGAAAGATTAAAGGGTCGTAAAAAGTTAGACCGCCGTGTTGAAGAAGGTCAACCCCAACTATACTTTCCTCGTGATGAGCAAGGTCGTTATTCCATACAATACAATCAAAATTATTGATTATGGCAGAGCAACCTAAATCCGGTATTGCATCTTTAGCGGATCGCGCTAAAAACATGTTTCGACGGGTGGTTGAATATCCCGACCCAAGCGTTGTCATGGCGGATCAGGCTACTGCGGATATCCCTGAAGCTTTTAAAGATCCGCGAACTTATATTGAGGCCGAAAAAGGCGCGGTAGCTGGAACTTTAGGCTTGCTCGGAGACGTTGGTTCTATGTCCGAAGGAGTTGCCGATTATATTCCATACATGCCTACTTTTTTACGGGCACCTGTACAGACCTTACGGCAGTTGCCGACTACGGAGGATGTTAAAGAATTTGGTATCGAAAAAGGGTTGCTGACTCGGGAAGAAACGGAAGGGGTTCCTTTTCAGGTTGGAGAATTTCTTAGTCCAGTTTCTGCGGGGGCCGTAGCGGGGGTATTGCCTGTTATTTCTCGCAACATTGCAAAAGCTAAAGAATTACTTAAAGAAGTAAAACTTCCTAAAAAAATAAAACCTAATTATGTTTATTCTCGAGAACAAATAGACGCGGCAAAATTACAAAAAAAGAAGGATATAAACATAGATGCGGATTCCCCTCTAATAGGAGAACATGCTCCTATTTTAGACAAATTAACAGACAAACCTTTTCAGTATAGTCCAAAAAACCTTTCTACCAATTCTAAGGCGGTTCACACGGTTGTTCTAGATGTAGATGAAGCTTTGCGGTTTTTTCCGGACCGTCAACTTAATGCGACAAAAACTATTTCGGGGCGTTTAAAACCCGTTTCCACTTCTGTTTACATTGCTAAGATGGCAGAAGACATTGCTAATAAAAAGCCTTTGGCACCGCCTTTTTTAGAGGTAAAGTTTGATTCTAAAACTAATTCTTTGGTTGCTTTTTCGCATGAGGGGGCACATCGTTTAGCTGCTTTAAAAGCGTTGGGGGTTGAAAAAGTTCCTATAAATATATACAAAAAAAGAAAGTATGTCTCTCGACCTTTGGGCAAGCTGTCTAAAGGCCCCTCCAGTGACATAGACACACGTTATTTAGGTGCTGATAACTTATATAGTAGTGACTCTTTTACGCAAAAACCGGGTTTTGAAAATCGTATTAAATTACCCAAAGCGGATTTACCTAAAATAGAACAAGAAAAAATAAAAAAACTTAATGATTATTTTGAAAACGAAAAATACGAAGAAGCTCGTATACAAAATCTGGAGAGACGAAAGAAGGTAGAAGAGGAAATAGAAGAAAAATATTTTGAGGAGGAACCTACCGTAGAGGTAGCGCAGGAGGCTATAAATGCGGCAAAAGAAGTGGTTCGTTTAATTGAAGAAGGTAAATCTTTTAGAATAGACGATGATTTATTGCAACGTGCAGATGACAGATATTTAGCCGACAAGTTACTTTTTAGTCCTCGTCTGAGGGAGTTTGCCCAAGGAGGCGTGGTCCGTAAGCAGGGCATTGGGACTCTTAACGAAATAGCGCGAACGATGTTTCAACAACCCCGAGGGGTTAGCGGATTATCTTCGGTTGCAAGAAACATGTTTCAGTAGAATAATGTAGCAAACATTATAAGGAAAAGTTATGGCACAGCAACCCCCAGTATCTTTAGTAGAAAGGCAGAATGACGATCCAAATGTAGCGGAAGCGTTGGATGATATTGAGATAGAAATGCCTGCCTCGGTATTTCCGGTAAAAGATGCTATCCCTGATGGGATTGAAATTGAAGCCACGGACGATGGAGGGGCTGTTGTCGATATGGACCCCTCTTTGAATAAAG